GGAACTTCTTTGTAGCCCAGCTTTCTTGCTGCCATCAGCCTGCCATGCCCTGCAATGATGCCGTTCTCCCCATCTACCAATATTGGGTTAGTCCATCCAAATTCTTTGATGCTTGCCGCAATCTGGGCTATTTGCTCATCAGAGTGGGTGCGGCTGTTATTGACATAAGGTATCAACTTGTCCACAGACTTTTGCACAATTTTTAGCATGGTGTCCTCAAAAAAATGGGAGCATTAGCCCCCAAAAGCTGGCAACTGCATTTTGTCAGCGTACTCATTTTGCAATGTCCGGTACAGGAATGTCAACAGGCCATTGGTTTGTGTCCACTAACAATTGAACTGTTTTGAAGTGGGCGATGTTCCATGCTTGCTGTCTTTCAACCTTTGACCACTTTGCACCTTGGTCGATGTCGTAATGGCAAGTTTGGCATAAAGCTGCTACCAGATTATCGTCTGCTTTTATTCCTCGACCTTTGCCGCCACCCCAATTGCTATGAGCCGCTTGAATTCCATGTTCTGTTCCACAAAGCTGACAGGATAGAGCCGCCACTAATTTTAGCAGTTTCTGGCTTCTCACATACTTGTGTTTCGGGTATTGCATATTCTTTTGTATAAAACTTGTGGTTGTTTTCGCACTGGCGCTTTCGGCTGACGAATTCTGGGTTTGATCGGGTATCTAAAACTTTGAGGGTTTCAGAGCTGCATCTGGGACACATCATGCCAATCCTCTTTCTGTTTCTATTGTCACGACACCATGAATGGCAGTCATTAATTGATAGCCGCCAAATTTTCCATGCAACATATCGGCAAACTTCTCATGAAATCCCCTTGATAACTTGTCTGTGAATTCTTTAATTGCTTCAACTTGAATCATTTTTGATGTTTTTATTGTCAGAAAATACTGAATTTCATCCTCGTTTACAGGGCAAATTGCATTGAATTTGATTTTGTAAGTGTTCACAACAATGATTCCTGTTCCATTAATTGATAAAAATTCCATTGAGATGGTGCGTTGTGCGCCTCAATCCTTGACCGCATAACTTGCGCCCTGGCTTCTTTGGTCGGTGGTGGGTAATTGCCATGCTTCCAATTGACATCAATGCCCACATTTCTGCCAATGTTGGTGCTGTCAGCTGATGCAAATGGCAGTTTTGTAAAGATTGCAGGGTCTAACATTCTTAAACCATGCAGTTTGCAAGAGGGTCTGCCCATGTCATCACAGATCACACGCATGGCTTGACCCATCTTTATCCACCAGTTCTGTGTTCCAACTGTGGAAAACTCCCCTGAACTGCCAATACAAACTCTGACATATGTGTTTGCCAGTTGTTCAAGGCGTTCTAAGGATTCGTGCATATGCCAAACTGGTGCGCCAAACCATGTCGGCAAAGGGCAATCTCTGAGCAAGGCATCGTTGTCTGCCTCATTGCCATCAATGACATCGGGGATAACTGCAAAGTCACACGATGGTACTTTCTTAAGATTTAGCGCCCAATCGTAAAAGGGCTGCCAATCTGTAATTGGCTTGCCTGACCGCCAAGCTGAGAACGCCCCGTTGTCTATTGCAAAGGATTGAGCCACCTCAATGGCTGTGGATAACTGATCTGAGTGGGCAAACGAAACAAACGCATGACCATTTTCAATTGCTTTGACAGCAACTGTTGCGGGTGTAATTGGTAGGCCGTGATAGTGAATCATGTCTCAATCCCCTTTTCTGCCATCCATGCCAAGAGCCATTCAATGAACTCTGAGCCTTCTTCTTTGGTGAATTTGTGACTTTGGAGGCCAAGCTGGACAACCCTTTGCCCGTCTAGGCTCGGTGCAATCTTGCCGATCTTGCGACCAGTTTCATGCGCCCAGGCATCGATGAGCAATCTTTTCCAATCCTCTGCTGTCCATTCTGACCCTGCTGCTTTCATTTGCTTGGCAACCATGTCAATCAGGGCATGGAACATATCATTCTGATCTGTGCTGCGGGTGGCTTTTTTGACCTCTAAACGCAGTTGTTTCCCTGCCTGTAAGGTTTCTTTGATCTTGGGCCATAAGTCTTTTAGGACTGTGTGTGCTTGTTGGCTGTTATGTAGGGTGACAATCATGCTTGCCTCACTATGACTTCAACCTTTGCCACTTCACCATAAACCTTGGTGGCATGAATAGATGTGATTTGGGAGTCGTTGTCAAATACGATTTTGTCCATGCCATCGATTACGCTCTTGACCACATTGTCCAAATCTGGCTTTTTGGTGTGTTTCTCAGAATCGATTAAACAAGCCTCAGTGCGTTTTTTTGAGTATGAGGCGGGAACAGGAAAGGTGACATAAATAAACGCCTCCAAAGCCCCTTCTAGCGGTTCTGATGACCCCATGCCGCCTTTGCCATCATCCCAACATCGGATTCATAGTTCTTGGTCTTTTCAGGGGTGTAGGCAACAGGAAACTTGCCTCTTGTGGAAAACCTTGGTCTGCCCTTTGGTACAGGCTCGCCATAAATCGTGAACATGATCTGAATCATTTTTTATCTTTCTGTTCGTTCATGCGTTTTTTCAGGTCATCAGCAGCCGCTTGACCTCGCTTCTTGGCAATGTCCAACAGGGTCTGTTGCCACCAGTATTGGGCTTCTCCCCTGCCCTCCTCCAAGGCTTTCTTGCGGTATCGAGCCATCCATTCCCGAGCCTCGCTGTTCTTCATAGTCTCCTGTAAGTTCAAGCGCTCTTGTGATGATGAATTCGCTAAATTGTTGGCCTTCTCTGACCCTGTTAAGAATGGCTGTTGCTTGTGCATGATTCACTTAATTTGCTCCTGGCCCTTTAAAGCAATGCGCCATGCCTCACGCTGTTGGCTGGTCAATCGTTCACCAGCTTTCTCACGGGATTTTAGTTTGTGTGCCCAGGCTTTCATGTCTTGCGGCTGCTTTAACAAGTTTCTCAAGTCTTGCAGGGTTTTAATTTTTTCCTCAGGTGTGTAAACCTTTTGGGCTAGTGTTGGCTCTGGTCTAGGCTTTTGATATTGCTCCTCGGTAATTCTGGGCCACTGATGAGATTGTGACCATGCGTGAGCTGAACACAGCCTGCTGCCCATATCTACCGCCCATCGGTTTGGGCATCCTTTTGCTATGCAAAAAGAATCATTGTTCTCGGTGATTTTTGATTCTTCATATTTGGCTTTTGATTTTAAATAAGTCATTTTTGCTCCTGATGATATGCACCTTCAATAATGCGAGGAAATTTACTTGCAGTTAATAAAAACTCAAAATTTGCTTTCCAATCTTTAGTTTTTCCAGTCAAAAATTTAGATTTACCAACATGACGAAAAAACCAATCAAAAAACTCAAGCCCTTTTTGTCTGTCCAGTTTGTCAGTTGTAACGACTTCACGCCATCGAGCAGAAATCATTCGTTTACGTGAATCACTGATAACAGTTATCTGAGGAAGCATCGGTAAATGTTTGTTGTACAACTCAACAATTTCAGAAATAGGTGCTGCCGGACTTGATCTTGCTGGTGCAAGGTCATGAGTAATATCTGTGTTTTGTGTAATGTGTAATGTGTTATGTGTAGCATTGCTTTCGGATTGCGTTGGTAATGCGTTCGCATCCTTTTGCCTATTCCATCTGGCTTTTGCGCTCTCACTGGCTTTTTGTGACTTGTCGCCAGCCTTGGCTAGTTCTTTGTCGGCTCGATGATGAACCCAACCTTTATCAGTACGTTCAAAGTACTCACGCAATACAACTGATATGCAATCGCTATGCGAACGCATACGGATTTGTCTCGCAACTTCCGTTTCATCAATTGGAATTGGGCTTTCATGTAAATAGTACCAATCAAGCAAACGTCGATAGGCAAGGTCTTCCATTTCTGAAAGATGCTCGGTATGGCTTTTGTAATCGCCAATATTGAACTGGTAATAGTGCATTAATGCAACCTCACAAACCCTCCAGAAAGAAACGACAGCAGGTGGGAGGTTCACTTTTCGGCGGGTAGCTACTCCACGCCTAGCTGGGTTTCAAACAATCTTAATCCAAAAACCAATCAGGCCGCAACAACTTTAATTGCCAAATTCTTGCTTGAGGCACAGTTTTCCATTGAGACACAGCCGCCTGGCTGATGCCCAACAACTTGGCAAGCTCATCCTGTGAGCCAGCAAGTGCAATAAACTTTTGTTTGTCCATAAGCGAGATTATAGCCAATTGCAAAAAAGCAACATTAGGGAAAGTACTTATAAAATAATTGTTGATGACCTAATAAGCTAGATTATAATTCACCCATGCCCTGAACTTCTCGGGGTCTTTTTAGGAGGTCACATGACCGATTTCACTTTCTCTCCCGCAGACTTTAATGCTACTGAAATCACAGTGGTTGCCAACACAATTGCTGCCAAGCAATTTTTATCTCAACGCATTGCTGATGGCTGTGTTTCTGTCAATCTTCCTAAGTCTGCTGCGCCATCTTTGGCTGAAGTTTTTGAGACTGAGGGCTTGTCATATTCTTAATTAACAGGGCTTCGGCCCTTTAAGGAAACACCATGATCGAAATCAAACTCCAATACTACTTTGACGATGTTGTCTCTTACGACAACGGCAACACTGTTGAAAACGTCAAAGTTGGTTACGACTACTACCCTGAAGAAATCAACTACCCAGACGCACCAGACTATGCAGAAATGTTTGATGTGTTTGTGTTTGATGCCAAAGGCAAGCACATCACCTACGACATCCCTAATGACGAATACAAGCGTTTGATGGATGAAACAAAACGTCACTTTTACTCTTGCGAGGCATCATGAAACACAAAATCATCACCACTTTAATTGAGTGCTTTTTAGCCATCGTCATCTTTGGTGGCATTGGCGTATTACTAGCTTGGAGAGGCTGAAAATGAAAAATATAGCAACCGCATTGGTTAAAGCTCAAAAAGCCTTTGGCCCTGCTCTTAAATCATCCACCAACCCGCATTTCAAAAGCCGATATGCAGACCTCAGTGCTTGCGTAGAGGCTGTCACTGAGGGTTTGAACGAGGCTGGCATTGCGCTTATTCAAAGAACAA